TCGTCGAGGCAGTGGAAGTGCACTGCCGTAGCGTACAGCCACCTGATACTTATCTTGATCAGGGGTCGGTACTAATCCTGATGGCAACTGTGCCACCGTCTTCGCCGTTCGGATGTCAGCCTCAATTGACTCGACATTCGCGATGGTGAGCTCCAGACGATCGGCTACGACTGGTAAACTCTGGTCGCGAGTGGCTTGCGGCCACCCCGTGAAGTACGGTAGGTCCATACGGCATTTCTCCGCTACCTGCGGATCTAACTCTCCTCCTCCAACCACTCGCTTGGCGGTCTCGCACCACACTCCTACGATGGGTGCCTCCGGGTCCAGTTGCCCATAACCGATTGCTCGGTTCAGAAGGGCTTGTGCGTCGGTTACGTCCGGCGGCGCAAACGATATGTGCAATTTCTTAATCGTGCGCACCGGGTCTTGGATGCTTGCCTCGCTGACCCAAGGGTTAATGAAAACCCTCCCCAGAAAGTTGACGGGCTCGTGTGATCGTTTCTCGCATTTCAACGAGAGCCCGAGGTCCTTCGCCACCATTTCCATGAGCCGCTTCTCTGATGGTGATGCTCCGTCATCACCACCGTAGGCGCCTAACGCATCGTAGGCTTCTCGCGGGCTCATTCCGCCTTCTCGATTTGCGCAGTAGGAGACGTACGCGTTGATGATGGTGTTGCCGTCAGTTGTTAACGGCGACCCGCTGAGCCTGCCGAAGCCTGCTCCGTAACGTACTCCTTTCGCAGTTGCCCCCTTGGCGTTGTATTCCGCCGTGAGCAAATTGCCAAGGTAACTCTTGTTATCCATGGCCGCCCAGCGCAGGTAAACTTTGCGCTCGACACCGCGCAAAAACGAACTGATGGTGCCGTCGAATCGGGAGTAATCCGTTTCCGACAGAGCACTGTTCATCTTCGCCAAGTCGAAGAGGCGTTTGGCGATCTCCGATGGTTTCTTTCCGGGCATGTACCAGGGCTGCTGCTTGAGGACCTGCTCCTTGAAAGCGTACGTATACGCTGACAATTTGAGCGTATGAGTAGCCGGCACCTGGCTGATGTTCCGTGGGTCGTTAATCCCAGAATAGGCCTCCTTCTTCATGAAAGCCCGAATCCTCACCGGGTCGGTATTCTCGGTGATGAACTGGCGCACCTGCTCCGTGCGCGCTTTCTGGGTAGGTCGGTTTTGGACCTGATCTACCTGATCCACCGACCAGGGGCATCCTTTACCGTCCGCTCCCCCAACTAACGTTTCCGCAAACTCCGCCGCGTACTGATAGTACTTCCGCGGGGGCTCTACGGTGTTCCTCACCTCAGTGATCCTACCCTTGATGCACTGGGTGTCGTTGTTCCGCGATAGCTGGGGGACCACCGCTGGGTTCTTAGCCAGTGGTGGCGCAACTTGCCTCCCGAGTTCTTTCCCATCATCACTGGGACTGAACCCTTCCGTCACTGGACCGTGACACTGATACGACGCTGGTTTCCCGCCGGCTATCGATAGTGTGGTCATAGCCGCGGGCTGCCGCATGAGGAGCTTGTAGAGGAGAGGGGCTTTCATGCAAGCTCGCGCTTGCCCATCCTTGTCGTCCTTGTCTTCCATCAGCCGAAGATATGTCTCGACTGAGTGGATGTCCGGTGTCTTGGACGACGCGACCCTTATTGAAGCCGCATTGAACATTTCCATGTCCTCCTCCACGCTCACATACTCACCTGGCATTCCGAGTGAAACTCGGATTCTTCCCGTCGCATCAATGCGATCCAGACGGTTCACCCCATTCGTCTCGAACCGCCGCCGCCTGAGAACATCTCCGTTCAGTAAGCGCGCGAGTGGGGACCAGATCCACCTCACCGGATTGATGAATATTATCCGGTGCTGGTCCCCCACTTCTTTCTGCTCAACCGAGCATACCCAACTGCCTGTCAGGTAATCCACGCGCAACCAATCGGTCCCGTATTCCCACAGCTCATGGTCGTATCTCCCTCCTCCATTCACACGATACTTCACTCGATCTCCTTCGATGGTGAAAGCCCCGTCTCTTATTTGGCCAGCTACACGATCAGGCACGAACGTGTACATTATGACGGGGTTGCCTTTCTTCAAGAAGGCCTTGACGCTGACGTAGTAATCCACGTCTACCATCATTATCATGTGATATGGCAGGATCGGGTCGCAGCGCGCAGGGTGCTGCACGTCCTTGGCCATGTGGTAACCGTGAACGCCGTCGTAACGTGCGTCCCGGCCCGAAGTTGATACCACATATGGCCTATAGCCCTGCGCTTCCACGAATTCGACCATCGATAAGGCCGCCGCCGTCCTCTCTTGAGCAGCGCCTCCATGGGAATGCCCTGGTGGCGATCGATATTTGACCGTCCCCAGTCGGGATTGGAAGTCCCGGCGCAAACCATCCTCCGGTTTCGTTGCGAGTACGTTGATAATCTTATCACGTATCCGAGCTCGCAAGTACTCCCCCTCTTCTAACTCCCAGGCGCACTTGAACGCCCGATACGCCATGTACGAGCACGTCGCAGCGCCCACCACTCTCCCGATACGCGTGCTAGCGATATAATCGCAAATGTTGCAGTATGCAGAAAAGCCAAACATGACGAGTTAGTCTGAGTCTGGATTTAGATGATTT